CCCCCATATCAATAACTTGAGTTATACCTTGTTCTTCTAAGGTTGGAAAAAATATATTGTCATAAAATTTCTTAAAGTAATTGTGAAATATTTTATCTGATTTTCTAACTCCAAAATGCTGATCTGTAATGATAGCAACTTTCATATCAATAATTCATTTTAGTTTTAACATTATTTTTAATAGAATTCAATTCTGAACTAGTTCCACTTAAAATATTATCATCAGAAACAAATACTTCATCAAATCCAGATTGTTCTAGTATTTTATTTTTAATTTCAAGTTGTTTCTTTTCTTTGGCAATACGACGCAAAAATGCAAAGTACACAATTTGAGTGAAGTATGCAAATGGATTAGTAGACTTCTCTGGGTCAAAGTTATGAATATACTGAAGACAGTTTTCTACACCATCACAAATCATATCTTCTCTAAACATATAGTTTACAAAGTTTGGTTTGTAAGATAGATGTGTAGCAATCTTTAAAAAGCACTGACCGACATAAGGAGGAACTCTAGGTTTACCTTCCCATATCTTTGCTCTATCTTCTCTAACAGGAAATCTACCATGCATATCATAGAATTGTTTCTCTACGGATTTACGATAATCCATGATGGCATCTAGAAAATCCTTGTTATTTACATAGTGCTCAGAATCCTTTTTTCTTCTTGTCATTACTGTTGTAATCATTTTTCTTGTTCAAATCATAATAACAATTATAGCACACTAATGGGGGGCTTGACAAGATGCCTGAAAAGGAGTAGAATAACACTGTCAGGTTTCAAGGGTATCTTTAAGACTTATAAAGATTCTCTAAGGTACTCTTGAATTCATCAACTGTAGATATGTATCCCATTGACTTTGAAGGCTTCATCCTTGAACTACCATCACCTTTATAAGTATCAGTTATATATCGTTTATACATCATTATAATTTCAGGATCTGATATCTCAGACATTGTAATAACAGTATTCATATCTATAAAAAACATATCATCATCAACCAATTTAATCCAAGGTTCTACACTATATGCTCTAACACCTGATTTAGTCATTACAACATCTTTTATTATAACAGGTTGATTTAAAATAAGAATCATTCTATCACCCTCATCACATGAGGATACTTTAGCGACTACTTCTTCACCAGATGTAAGTTTTAATACTGAGTAAAATTCTTCTTCCATATTATTTTATTAAGTTTACATTAATAATACTGTAATTAAAACACTCTTCATTATAAATTTTTATTCGTTCTATCAAATGATTTAAAGTATAATTTTTTGAAGACTTTAGTGAAATATCATCAGCAATATCATAAAGAACTGCTTTTACTTTATTATCCCCCTTTCTAAGGACTCTACCGATACTCTGAAGATTTCTAATTCTGGACTTACTAGGAGAAGCAAAGATAATATTATGTAAATTGCGAATGTTAATACCAGTAGAAAAAGTACCATAAGAAGCAATAATAATTGCATTATTTTCTTGTTCTGTAATTTTTCTTACTTCTTCTCTTTCAGTTACATCCACTCCACCATGAACAAAGAAAACTTTTCTTTCTTCGTTCTTTGAAATATTTATAAGGTCATAAAGAATCTTTCCATGAGTTTCAACCCTACTATAAAGAACTAAACTGTTTCCTTTAAGATCTAATGTTAAATTTTTAATGAATAAATTTCTTTTATCGTTACTAATAATGTATTGAATTTCATCTTCATAAGTTTCAAATTTCCTTCCAGAATGTTTTAATAATAAAATTTTAATGTCTAATTTGGAAAGATGTCCTTGATCAATTAATTTTTTTGTTTGAGTTACTTTATATGATGGACCAAACAGCCCCTCTAAGACCCACAGGTGCGTCTGTGTGCCGTCTAAAGTACCTGTGAACCCAAATCTATGCTTACAGTCTAATAATTTGGTCATAATGTCAACAAGTGACTTAGATTTGAATTGATGTGCCTCATCTCCAATTACAACATCAAATTTATCAAACCATTTAATTGGTTCTTTATAAATTGATTGCCATGTAGTAATTGTGACTGATTGTAAAATATCATACTTTTCTTTACCAGAATAAATTCTATGACAATATTGTTCAGCATCCCACCCATAATCCTCAAAATCCTTGTACATCTGTTCTACTAAAGATGTAGTAGGAACAATAATTAATGTTGATAAATTTTTCTCAGTATAATATCTTGTAATTGCATAAATCATCAAAGACTTACCAGATGCAGTTGGAGATATTAACAGTTTTCGATTGTGATATAATGCATCATGAATGCCATCTAACTGATAGTCTCTAGGTTCATGTGCAGAAATTGATTTGACATAATCACTAACACCTTCATATGAAATTTCATCATTGATTTCAAATGGTGTTCCATAGAATTTATTATTTACAAACTCATATGTATAATTATGATTCTCAGCAAAAGCAATTAGTTTATCTAAAAGTCCAACATATAATTCTTGCTTTGATAAATTAAATAGACGAATTTTTCCATCCCAGTATTTACTTCTATACTGAGGCATAAATTTAGCACCAGGAACATCAAATGTAAATCTGTCACTAAGTTCTTGACAAATATATTGTTCTGTTTCTATTGTTAAAAAAACTTCATTCTTTTTTAAGATTTTAATGTCACTCATAACCTGCAGTAAATTTCATAAATTCAATAGCATTTTTAATTTGATATGATCTATTATGAATTGATTTAATAATATCTTCTAAGTAATGAATCATTGAATCATAATAGTCAGTTTTTAAACGAAATGTACAAAGTTTTTCATCAGAGTCAATATATCTAGACATTGATTCTTTGTCTCTGACTTTAAATGGAAATGGTTCTTCTGCGTAAATTTCACTAGATGCCTTTCCACTATAATATTCGTATCGATCCTTTTTTAATTTATTTAAATCTTGAATTGTTCTTTTTTTTAACAGATTTATATTATTATAAATGTTGTAATACTTAGCATGTAACTGAGGAATCTTTAAGGATTCTAAATGTAAATTATCTGGATCTATTTTTGAATCTTCTTCCCATAATGTTTGAATTTCTTCAAGGTTCATAATTTTGATTTTGAGTATCAAGTATGTTGTATATAGTGTATTTAAAAGTAACTCTTGCTGTTAGATATTCATAATCTTTTTTAGTTGCATCAAAATCTAATGCGGTTAAAGATACTGGAAACATGTCTTTAAAACGAATATTTGCCTGTGGTTGATAATTACTATTTAAAATTTGAAGCGTTCCATCAGAGTAAATATTTGATAAATCTTTTCCACTGGTGGAAGGATTCATTTCATTTCTTGATCTAAATTCATTAAATTGAGAAATATTTTCTGGATATCCAAGACCAATTAACCAGTTATAAACTTCTACATAATTGACAAGATCCTCGTCCACTAAAAAATCTAAAGTTAAATCTGCGTATTCTAACTTGTCTCCTGGAATAGGAATATCTTTTAAGTATGTTGGTTGAATTGCAACTCCAAGATTGATTCCAGGAATTCCTGCTTTATTGCAGAAAAAATCTACTTTAGGAAATCTTGCCAATAAAAATTTAAATCCAATTGGAGATAAAAAATTCCTATTATTAATTTGTGATGATTGCATAATCAGAGTTTATTTGTATTTAGATAAAAAAAGGGGTCCCTTGCGGAACCCCTGAAAATATGTGAGAAAGACTCACATAAGGTTTTTGACTTGTACTCTTCTGTAATAACGGTTGGAGTTAGTCTTAAGGCGACCAAGACCTTGACCGTCATCTCTTGAACCTTCTGCGAATGGATTTGCAACCATGCCGTAGCGAGTTTTAAATCCAATTTTTGGTTGGAAGGTTTCCTGACCAACGGCGCGAACCATTTGGAGAGGAACATAAGGACAATAGAAGAGACCAGCATCATAAGGATTAGATCCTTTGAAACCGATAACATAATACTGCTGTGCAGATATGTTTGCCGAATATGGGTCGATATAAACTTTATACTTACCGTTAATAACACCAGCAAAAGTGCTACCAGTATCATCAACGTTCAAGTTTGCATTCAGTGCGGGGGTGTAATCAAGCACACCAGCCATCGTTAGAGCAGAAGCAACGTCTGCAGAGCACATGACAATGTTGCCTTTTCCTCTACGAGTTCTTTGAGCAATAGCGTTAGCATCGCGCTCTAGTTGGAAAAGAAG